AAGGCCAGTTTGTTTGGCATTTTCAAGGATTACATCATTAAATAAAAGATCTGTTTTTTGCGCAGCCAACTCATTCAAAAAATTCATCATTCCAGCTAACTGCCTTAGTTGCTGATCTCTTGGCAAGCCTTCAATCCTCGCGAGACTGTTATTTAAGCCTTCTATATAATCGGGTGCAAAGTCTTTACGCATGAATGCAATAACGTCGCGAACTTCCCGCGCCTTCATTCTCTCAAGCGTAACCGCGTCTTTTATTCCTTCGTCCAAAGCTCTTTCGTTTGCAGTAGCCATTATCTGAAAATCTCCCCTTCTAAATCAAGCGCCATTTTTCTAAGCGCCATTATCAAAGCTTTTTTTTCTCGTGTGGTGTTGGCTAATTCACATAATTGTAAATAGCCTTCGCCGTTAATCATCACCATTGCATAAGGAAAACCGCATTTTGATAACTCATCTGCGGCATCCTCTAGGAAATCATAGCTCAATTAAAACCCGCCTGTGCCAGGGAATACTTGCATTGAACCTTCAACCTTTTCTTTTTCCTCTTCGGGATCAATAGCGCCGTCAATAATGGATCTAATTTGAGCCTCTTTTATAACCGTTTCGGGCGATAAGATACCAAGCTCTTTCATTCTCATGATAACATCCATATCCGCGATTGAGCCGGCAACAGAGAAATCTTTGTAAACTGAAACCTTGAAGTCTTCGGGCAATTCAACGCCGAGCCATTCCGCAGCCAGTTCATAAGCTTTGGTTAAACTTGATTCAATAACACAAGCCCACACCTTAAGATCTGAATTTACTGAAGCCTCATTTACTACCACTCCCGTAGCAGTTGAATCTACTGAAGTCTTTAATTCGGGCTTGAGTCCTGTCAGTTCCATTTCGGTTTTAAGTTTATCAAGTGAAGCTTGGCCAGCGTTTATGCTTGTCCCGCTATACTCGACGACTTCAAAGCTTCCGCTTGGATCGCTTATTTCGATCACCTTATTAGCGCCTATTGAAATCTGATCGGCTTCGTCTCCGCTCATTCCCTTAGCGACATATACGCCAGTTCTCGCAAACCTAAGGATTGAATCTTGGTCACTTTGTTCCTGGTAATACTTCAAATTTTGCTCTGCTAAGTTTAATAAACTCGGCTTTGCGCTCATCCAATTAAGGCGATTAAAGTAATTTACAATTAAGGGAATACGCTTAAGCTCATTAACTCCCTCACTTTCAAGAGTCCAGTATTTATCCACTTTAAGATATCTTGTGCCGTAAGCCTCGGCTAACAATCTGCACTCGTCCTCATTCGCTTCTTTGTAGACTTCCCAAGTATCCATCGTCCATCTATAACGCTTCTTCTCGTCTTTATAAACTATCTCGGTAAGTTGGCGACTGTTATTTATGACCGCGTCTTCCCAATAACATAAACAAGGCGCGGGAATGTGAATAAACTTAGGCCTAATATTTGCGTCTTGATCTCCGCTGACACTGCCGTCACCGCCTTCGCTTGGCATATCAACAAGAATATACCCTAAGCCGTGATTTTCCGAGTCTTTAAATAAACCTTTTGAAAGGCTTGTCAAGTCTTGGCCTTCAAGATTCGCATCTTCGCTAATTGAATCAAGTTGAGCGTTGTTAGTTTCGGAAACAATAACAGGGCGAGAGAATGGCTTGCCTGCGTGCCTATCAATCGTGTCTGAATAAGCGGGGAATAAATACGACCTACTTAGGCGCGTTTTATAAGTCGATACTGATTCATCATGGAACTTTGGCAAATAAACCGTCCCTTGCGATCTTATAATATCATTCCCACCCATTAAAGTATCTGTGAGATTCCAATATCTCGCGCTCATCTCTTTAAATTCGCACGTTTCGCCGTTCAGCTTTTCTTGAAGTGTCAGTTTTGTCATTTTAATTAATTCCTTTATTTTTGTTAAATCTAACACTTACACGAGTTTTATTCAAGTTACCGCGAGAAAACCGCCAAAATATGCGAGATTTCCTATAAACTGCGGACTCTAACCCGTCTAACCACTGCTAATTCATTGAAAGCATCAGCTGAAGCATCGACCATATCATCGTGCTTGCCTTCGGGAAAAGACTCCATTTCTCTAATGTATTTATTATTCCATTCGCCAGTAATTATATAAACGTTTCCGACTTCTGCCTGTGCAGAGTAAGCACTTGCCCGCGTTACTTTGTCACCCGTTGGTCTATCAGTCTTTACTACATAACCGCTTAACATTCTCACCATATCTTGAGCCTGCCCCTTGCCCGCCTGTCCTGGGTCTTGTGGGATCGTTGTGACTACGTTTCTATATTTCTCTTTGTCTCTTGTCGCCGTATTCATTATTAACTTCTTGACCGTTGCTGGCGTTCCCTTTACATAAGCTACATCAACGACATAATAAAATCCGTCTTTATCCTTTGCCATTAACACTCCTGCCGTTGCATCTGGGTCTGGATAAGCTGGTGTCGGCTCGCTGCTCGCTAAATCCCAAGAGCGGACATAAGAAACTATATTATTAGGTAATGCAGGGAGAAAATTAAAGTACTCCTCTTTGAAATACATTCCCGCGCTCTGTCTTATCTTCCAATTACCATTTAGAAGCCTTTCGCGGTTCACTTTATCTTGAGACTGTAGTGACGCTAAATAATCGGGATTTGATTGAAGTAGTATTTTATTGTCAAAGATGGATGAGCTAATAAAAGTCACTGACTTAATCATATTTCTTGCGAAGTCTTCAAAGCTTCTTGGCCACTCGGCGCGATTATATAAAACCGTTATTTCAGTCTTAAACTTATCAATCAATTCGTTTGGATCACTCGCCCAGTTTAGCATACCTTCGGATCTGTAAAAATACCTAAGCTTTCCGCTTCTTTCGGGAATGGCGAAACCATCCGCACCGATCCACCAATCAATAAAGTCAGCTACCCAAGAGTCCGCGTCTGGATTACAAGTAGCTCTTACATAAGGCTTGCAAACAACTGATCTATTACGCGATAACAGATAAAAGAATTGAGACTCGCTAAAGTGCGTCAGTTCATCAAATCCGATAAGTGAATATTGTTTGCCCTGGTGCGATAACTTATCCTTTTCGTGTTGCATGTGGGAGAACTTTAAAAGCCCGCCCTCTTTGCTCGTCCAAGTCATTGCAACGTCAGACATCTTAACGCCATTGAAGCAACTATATAAATCTTGTGACTCAGACCATAACCCGCCATCTCTTAATTGCGTTGAATCGCGCCTAAATACCGCACCAACAAAACCTTTTTTCTGAAAGTGTCTCATCCCCTCAAGCAATAAAGCGAAAGACTTCCCACCACCCGCAGCACCGCCATAAATAGCAATGTCTGCTTTGGTAGCTAAAAAATCTGTTTGCCTTCCTGCTTGTGGTGATATAGTTTTTTTATTCATCTCGTTCATTATCGGGAAGAGTGAATAAAGTGACCGTTGTATTTAAATCGCCAGTGTGCTTTGTTTCTTGCTTGTCTGTCCAATTAAATCGGTTCTTCATATTCATATACCAACCAGTGTATGAGAACTCTTTATTTATTAGATTTGAGCGACCTGTTCTAACCCACCAAACTTCACAAAGTTCTTTACATCTTTTTACGGTGTTTGAAAAGTCTTCGTCTCTTTCGCTTAATTCATAGAAAGTATTGCGCCCAATATCGATGGCAACCGCCAACTCAACTATGCTTGCGCCTTGCTCGGATAAATCTAAAATTGTCTCTTTCCAATCTTTAGGTAAATCACTTACCTCGATTCTTGGCCTTCCCATTTTCTTTTTTGTTTCGCTACTCATAAGAACACCCTATGATTTTAAATTAATATCGATTCATTCGATTTGTTAATATAATCACTTATGTCGCTTATTTCAATAACACAAAAAAACACAAGCTTTTACACCTGTGCTTCTCTTGTTCAGCGGTAGCGAATCGCCTTGTCTTACATCTTCTTTTTACTTAGCTTTCTTCTCTTTACCAGACTTAAATAAACCCTTGCTCACTGATCCCACCCCGTACTTTTCCCCCGAAACATATTCGGCGCACTCTTCTTAACTTCCTTCTCCTCACATTCGGCACACACGCTCCAAATCAGCGCAATCACCCACCCTAAGCCCATCCAACCCAGGAACAGATTGAGTAGCAATATTCCACAAGCATTTTTAGCCCCTCTTGAGATTGCCACCCAAGTCGGAACAAAATATAAAATTGCTGCCAGCATACAAATCACTAAAAAATAAATAACCTCAAACATCTTCTTATCTCCTTATTTAAACATCATATAAACATTACAAAAAAACAACGCTGCCATCATTAAAACCGCTATTACTACGATGAAGCTCAGAAGCATCACCGCGCAACCTTTGAGGTCTTTAATCATTCTCATCCGCAAACTTAACATCTCTCACAACTCGCCCCGCTTCTATCTCGTCCTCAAGAATCATCTCAACTCGGGTAATCTGCCTCCAAATCATAAACCAAGCTGTAGCATTTGTGCCGACTATAGCTCCTAGTGTTAGACTTATTATTTCTATTATGCTCATTCCTATCTCCTTTTTTTCAGTTTAATTTTTCTCGTCTTCGTCTTAGGTCTGCACCGCTTGCAAACGTGAAGCTTTAATAACGCGCTTAATTGAGAATCAACCAAGTCGAACTCTTCGCCCTGCTTAATTAAGCCCTTGCATTTTTGGCAAAATATATCAGTTTTCCAAATCATTCCTTAAATCTCTTTTAATTCAATTTCACATCTTGGATTTTCTTTGTCAACCATCATAAATTCATAATCACCGCCAATAACATCATAACAACTATCATCTTTAATCTTACTTAATTCAACTAAAGCGTCTAAGAAATACTTTTCGACTACTGAATGAATATTGCCCATATCAGCCTTAGTCTTTATGTAATATCTATAAGTCGGCTTCAGCTTCGTGTACACATCCAAAGCATTTATTTGAGGAGCTATGATCTCTTTGAATTGCTTCTTTGCTCGATCATTGAATATATAATGTGCGTTTCTGTAAAAATTAAGATTGAGCGCGTTCTTAAACTGATCTTTTCCAGTTTTCTTATTCTTACTTGTGCGAATCATTAATACTGCGGGAGTTGTTATTATCATTTTCTATTACCTCTTATTGTAGGTAGTTCTATTTCAATTACTCTACATTCATCTTCATTGCAGTATTCCACCGCCTTCATTGCCTTATTCCGTGAAGTGTGAACAGTTGGCCACTCAAGCCACTCGCACTCTATAGAATCTAAAGTAAAGACGATATAGAATTTCTTTTTTGGTATAATGAATTCAGTAATCGGAATCTCTACATCTTCGATATTTAATTTAATTGTTTTCATTTTCTAGCCTCCTTATAACCGCAATCGCAAGCCGTTACGATCCATTTGTTTTTCATTAGCTGACTTAATTTATTAAAAGGAAGTCTTAAAAAACTCACCTTGTGCGAAGTCATACACTTTGGACAGTTGCCTTTACCTAAATGCTTTTTCTTTTGTCTCTTATTCATCTCATCACCTTTTTATAAGATACGTTATACTTCATCTTTGATCTTCTACATTTCCCACAAATATAATTATCATCATCGGGAATCATTAAGTCTTTGCCACATGACGTGCATTTTGACGGCTTCATCTAAAAGTAACTCCCGTAAAATATTCATTCTCATAAGCCTCGAACTCTTCGTGGCTCATTGCGTCCTTAATGTCGATCATATAACAAATCGAGCATTTGTTCCCTACTGGCGCTTTGCTATGTCCGCAGGTTTCGCAGTAATGAAATCCAGTGTATTTATAGTTTTGCTCGATCTTCAGTTCAATTAATTTTAATTCGTGTTTTTTCATTTCATCACCTCATAACATTGTCCATGCCAAACCTTCTGCCCTTCGGTGCTATCCTTAAGCAAAACTATCTCTTTCCCGCAGCCCGCGCATTTTGTTTTGTAGCTCATTTAGTCACCTCTTCGCCAGTTAATCCTAGTGCATTAGCTATCTTTTCAACAGTAGTCACCCAAACCGATTTGCCCATCATCGCGTTATCAAAGGCCGTATTACTTAATTCTGCCTTTGCCATTAATTCTCTGTGCTTTAACCCTTGTTTATTCATTAATCTTTTTATCTTCGCTACATCAGCTTTAATACATGGCACTTTGCTGTTCATTGATCTCCCATTCTTGCCATAAAGCGCCTTGTGAGCGTGCTCCTTGTTGAATTGTTCAGCGTGATTAACCTTTTCCCCGCTTGCATGATGATAAGCCCCGCTCGTCTTGATTCCTGCTTCCCCTACATTCGCCAAGGGTTTTAAACTGCCGTAAATTAGTTCGTTCATCGTTCTTATCTCCTGTACTTATTTATTTTGTGCGATAATCGCCATTAGTTCCAACTGTCTCAATTCGTAATCTCTGCGCTCTTTCTCTCCTGCTGCTACCTGGTTATTTAAAAGCCACTGGTTATGTTCTTTTATTACGACATTAGCCTTGTTGGTCATTAGTGCCGCTAAAAGCCATACGATCGCCCATAAGCCCCCTGTGCATAGAGTTAAAATAAAGTGAACTATGTGGCTTGTTGTTTCTAATTGTTTCATCTTCTTATCTCCTGCTATTTCTTGTTCAATTCTGCTGAAATCAGCGTTCTAACCCAAGCGGATATTTTACCCTTACTCGCTCGGTAGATCTTGTCCTTCATTTCTGTCGGTACTCTTATTTCTATTCGTTCTGTTTTCATTTTTTTTGTCCTAGTTAAATAAAATTCCGTTATCTTCCGCCCAATATTTCATAATTGACAAAGTGCCAGTTTCATAAAAAGGATAAAGAGTTCCGCAAGCCTCTTTATCGTTAAGTGTAAACACAAATCCACTGCATGTTTTACTTGTTTTTGATTTAGTTATAGCGAAGTTTCCGCAAGTGCTATTTTCGATAATCATTTTCTTATCTCCTTGTTTAGATTTCTTACCCTACTGCACTTTGCCGTACAATGCAAGTAAGAAACCGTACAAATTATCATTTATTCATAATTGCGTAAATATCGTTCAACCGCTGAACCCGTCCTGCATCCCCTTGAGCCTTCGCATCATCCAGGAGCAGCTCAAATTGTCGCGTCCAATTCTTCACAACTTCGGGATCAGCTTTTTCTGTGGCTTTGATTGCGGTTAGTTCTTTTTGGCGGTGGTTCATGAATTAACCTCTTCATCTGTCATTATTTCAAATCTATAATAAAGAATATTAAGTTTAAAGTCATCCCATGACAAGCCAAACTCATCTTGTGCTTCCATGTGCGCTATCTCTGCAACCTTAATAACTATTTTCCTCAACCGCTCAATCTCCTTTTCTTTCTCGGCTAGTTCAATTTGTTGCTCATGGCAAGTTTGCCCAAGATCACTGATTATTTCTGAGTCGCTTAAATATTTATTTAACTCTTGATCTCTCATTGCCTGTAATTTGTTTTCATTAATCATCTTTCTATCTCCTGGCGTTTGCCGTTAGTTTTGTTCTAGTTTCTGAATCAATCCAACATATTTCACGCTCTTTTGATATTATATTACCATCTTCGTATCGTTTATTCTCAAATCCCTCTTCATACGCATATGTCACTAAAGCCTCAAGCCGCTCAATCTCCTTTTCTTTCTCGGCTAGTTGGGTTTCTAGGTCTTTTACTGAATCAACGCATTTCTCGACTACTTTCCCCACTTCAAATGAATCGGGGTGAGCACTTAGTTTTCTGAATACATTATATATTTTCTCTGCTTCACTCATCTTTCTATCTCCTGTTTTTTGCCTAGTTGAATTTTAAAGGGATTGTTTTTAACAATCGAATTTTGCACATTTTATTTTTTTCTTAATTATCTAAAATCTATCAAATCACTGTTTTTTACCCTCCTGTGGGTTTTTAGGGTGAAAGGTGGCGCGTTTTTTCATATCACCTTATATCACCCTCATATCACCTTTTTGAGGGTGGCGCGTTTATTCCTTGCCTATTAAGGGGTTATGTATTATTCATTATTATTATTATTATTATTAAATAATACACATATACATACATACAAGGGACTTACATACATTTTTTAAATAACGCGCAACCTTTTCACCGTTGAACGGGGGGCAAGCAATTTTTTTTATTTTTTTGTGCTTAACTCGAAAAATAACGCGCAACCTTTTAAAAGGTGATATGAAAGCAAAAAAGGTGATATGAAGCGGTTTTTACTAAAAATCAATATCGAGTGCATCCTCCATACTAAGATCATCAAAAGAATCGTTTTTAACAACTTCTTGAACAAACCTTGTTTGCTCACCTAGTAAAGTATCCCCTAGAATATAATAATTACTTTTCCCTTTTTTAATTGATTTGATCCATGAGCAGTCAAGCCAAACTGATATTCGTTTGCTTTTTATTGTACTCTCAGCAACGCCGGTGGAAACTGACACCTGCCTGATAAATTCATCACGCGGTATCGCATGAGATTCATCAACTGGAAGGATACTTATTAAATTACTTTTATCGCGTTCACTTGCTTTTGTACCCCTCTTTTTATTCTCATCCTTATTTTTGAGGCGTTCGCTTTCTTCCTCATCTATATTATGAACTAGATTCTTATTTAAATATACTACTGTAGGCGGTGGAGTAGCAAAGCTTCTTAATTGATAGTGGAGCTGAAAGTATGGCGATATTGTACCATCAGGAAAAGAATAAGCCTTGTTCATGCTCAACATTATCATTCCTAGACTGAAAGCCCGCTGAATATTTGAGTGACCCGCTAGGTGTGCCATTGGATCGCCACCTTCAAATTTAGATTTATTTGAGTGGTGTACAATTATTACAGTCGCGCCTAAAGCCCTGATTGATTGAATATAGTCTAAAAGAAGCGAAACCTCTTTAATATCATTTTCATTAATGAATTTGTAGAGGCAATCAAACACGACAACATCAAAACCCTTTGATCTTACTGCGCTTTCGATCATCATTAAATATCTTTTAATGCGCGTCATCGGAGCTTCACCCTTTACCGGGTGCTTTTTTTCTAATATATTATATAAAACAATACTTAAATTTTCGTTCTTCTCTAATACTCGTCTTCTGCGCTTAAAATCGTCCTCATCCATTTCAGTATCAAAGTGAAGTACTTTTGATTGCTTACAGGATCGACCCATAAAATCACACCCTGTACTAAGTGCAGTCGATAAACCCGCCGCCATTAATGATTTTCCACTTTTAGGAGCGCCCGCCAAACAAAATAATTTCCCTTCATGAAGTAAGCCCTCGATAAGTTCAGCACCTAACACAATATCATCAAAGTCGTCTAACTCACCATCAAAGAGCATTTCCGTCAACTTGTCGTCGATATGAGCGGAGGCATCTACTTTAATTTGTGGCAGTATATTGGCCTCAAATTCGTTCCAGTCCTTAGCGCCTACATTCACACCCATTAAACCATGAGTCTGCCCTGTAGCCACATTGAGAGTTCCTGCAAGCCTGGTGTACCTTGTTGGGTCTTTGCACGATCTATCCGTATCAAAACCGCATGAGTCTACTATCGAATAGATTAAGTCGCGCCTTTCCTCGTACTCGTCCAAATCTTTAGCATCAAGCTTTATTATCGCGTGAACTGATTTATTTCCTGTCCATACCGCGGTAGCAACAGGTAGCTTAAGTCTTTGAATAATACTCCATTGCTCTGACGGTGGAATTGAATCAGATTCAATTAAGCAGTGCCTAAAATCTTTTACATCCCCGCCCTTGTTGGCACAATTCATTTTAAAATGGCTTATTGTCGGATCATTTGATATGTCACCCACACGCACCTTGAATGGTGGCACTGCATAATTGTTTTGTCTACAACAAAATACACTAGCATCTAAGCCGTATAGATGTCTGAGTTGTATCTCTGTTTGGTTTGGCGATGGGCTTACCGCGTATGGAAGTAAATCTACATTATCAAGAAGCTTGTATTTAGGTGCTTCTTTTTTAATCTCTTCAGTTATCTTTGTAATATGATCCTTCTTTGGCTCTGCCTTCTTTTTTAATTCCCCCTTTTTTGGGGTAATTAGATTTCCTTTTGATTTCTCAAATTCGTCAATAGTCTCCTGTAAGTAACCATGCTTCTTTTCGTCAAAGCCATTTTCTTTGGCGTGGTATATTAGAGTACTAACATTGAGTACAGTCTTGCCGTTGTTCCATTTCTTTTCATCTGACTTCTGAAACTTAGGCGACATTTTACACCAATTAATCCACTCAGCTTTTGAGCCACCCGCCTTTTTAAATGCGCATGTAATATTGCTCCATGAATCATAGTCTAAATCTGACGGAATAAACCTTAAAATTTCAGCGGGCTCGATAACTTTCATTATTTACGCCCCCATTTAGCCGAACCATTCCATCTATCTTTTAAGTCTGCTATTTTCTCCTTCGCTTGTTGCATGGTGTATACTCCCGCGAGTTTATCCCCGCTTTTTCTTAGTGCTCTAACCATCTTCGCAGATGCTAACCCGCGCTCTTGTCTTTGCTTCATTATTATTATTAATGTGTCTGCATGATTGCCACTTTTCAAACCTTGAGCAGAAACACCAAACGCATTTAATATTTTTACATGGTTTTCCGTGAGTTCATTTGGTGAGTTGAACCGTGGTATACTAAGGCCATAAGTCCAAACACTTAAATCCTTGTTTATATAATCCGCGCTTACTAAATTTTTATGAGCTTTTTTCTCATTTTCTAAAATTATTTTTAAGGCTAGTTGCTTTTCAGCTTCAGCGATAAAATCCCTATCTTGGTCAATTAAATCTACAGTTCCACCTGTCTTCATCTTATCAATAAATACTTTTTTAATCATAGCTATCTCATTGATTGAGGCAGTGATATTATATTTTTTGATGAGCCCCAAGAAATCTAAAATCAAACCATGTTTTTTGCCAGGTGAAACACGCAAAGCCCGCCCGCACATCTGTGAGTATAAAGCCCTTGAAGATACGTTTCTCAGTACCACAACACAATCAACGTCGGGTTGATCGTATCCAGTACCTAATAAGGAAGCATTACAGATAACGCTACCAATAGAGGCGCAAGCGAAATCACCTAGAGCTTTACGCCTTTCACCATTCGCCATGTATCCATCAACATGTATTGCATTTAAACCAAGTTCCTTTAATTGCTCTACTGTCTTCTTTGATCGCTCTACCGAGCTCAGGAATATAATAGTTTTTTTATCTTTGCAGTTTTCAAGTATAGCTAAATTTACCGCAGGCATAATCTTATCAAATATCTTATCATCATCCAAGTCATCTGTGGTGCTCTCGTCAAAGGAAACATTCACGTGCTTGGCAACTGGTCGAACGTTATAGCCTGCCTCAACTGATTCAGTGAGAGTGAACTCATAAGAAACTTTATCCACTATATCAAATAAGCCTTTATCAATCAGCTTGTCAGCGGTAGCAGTTAAGAATAAGTATTTAGATTTAAAGTGATTTAAAATAATTTGGTACTGATCGCACCCTGTGCCGTGAGCCTCATCTATAACGATGAAATCAAAATGATCTACTGGAAATCGGTCTAAGCGCCCATCTTTAGCCATTGTCTGACAAGAGGCAACTACGACATTTGACTTTAGTGAGGCAAATTTATTAGCCTTCTCAATATCCGCAACCATGCTAGAAGCTTTTAAAAATTTATCTTCAGTCTGAAATATAAGCTCGCTTCGATTGGCTAAGAATAGGCATTTTAAACCCTTCTTTGAATAATGCTCAATCATTTTAGATGCGAGAATAGTTTTCCCCCATCCAGTACTAATACTTGCTAGTACTGTATTATTATTCTCAACAAATAAATCCTTATGAATTGAGTTTGCTACTTCTTTTTGTATAGGCTTTAGGTCGTATCCCATCTGTCATTTTCCTTTTAAATAAAAAACCTCTATAGAATGGCTGACTCCACCCTATCATGGGTGACCATTCGCAAGAGGCGAAATTGTTGATATATTGTGTAAGCGGGAGTCAATCGCTCCTTTATAGTAATGCAATTTTGATGTAAATACAATACCTAAATAAAAAGAATAGTAAACAATCCCCCGCAGCCAACCCACCAGGACACAAAAAAGCCAAGACTCGCTAATGGAATAGTCTTGGCTCTCAAGAGGCTTTACGCTTAAATATCGCCTGTGGTTAAGTTAACTTATCATACTGCTTTTTCCAAATCGGTTTATATAATTTTTCGCACTCATTGTAAGGCAAGTGACCTAGAAAGATTACTTGTTAAGATGGGCTCGTATTTATTCTTTATTCAATCTAATTTCTTATAAACTCTAAATAAATCAAAGCGGTTATTTGCCATCCATGACAACCCACATTTTAAGCATGTGAATCTATTAACCATATTACCATCTACTATATCTATAAATAATGACTCTTTCTTTGTTTTGTGAATAAAGCACATATCACTCACCTCCTTTCTTCAACCGCCTAAGCGACCTGTTCAAAATTCCTATTCGATTCTTTTTCTTTCTTACTTCGGCTTGGAGCTTCTGAACTTCTTCATTATATAGATTTATTATATGAGATTCCCACGCTAATAATATTGCGTGACCACCGCCATTATCTTCCACCGTGTCATGTATTGAATCAATTAGAGCTTCCATTTTGTTTTTACTCATCTTACTTCACCTCTTTAGTTTTTTCATTCAATTCTAATTCACCTAGCTTCCTAATAGCATAGTGGTAATGCCTCCCTATCGTGTCATTAGTCATTTCATTGACTTCTATATTAAGTCCTACTTGACTAGCCCTAACTGATATATTTATAATTCGCTTTATATTACTCATCTTTTCACCTCTTTTATTTTCAACAACTTTTTAACTTCCCAGGCAGTCTCTCCCCACGAAAGCACATTAACATTCAATAACTTGTCGTGAGCTTCTTTTATGATAGCTTGTGATGCTTTGAGTTGGGCTTCAAGCTTCATAATATATTCTGCCTGTTCTTCGGAATTTCTCATCTCTTCACCTCTTTATTTTTTGGAAAACACACCTGGCCACTCGCTTTTTTAACTTCGCAACCTGTCCGGCATCGTTCGCAAATTCTCATGCTGAATTCATCGGGCTTTATCATCGTTAGTTCTTCGGGGCATGTTTTACATTTCACGACCTTCTCCATTTTATATAATTATCATATTCGTTATTCTCGACCAAATACTCTCTCATTCTATCAAGCTCAAATTTCGTCATCTGTTCCTCAAATTCAGAACTGGCAATAATATCACACATTTCAGAAAACAACTTAGTCTTATCTTTCTCGGATTTCCACCGCCTAGATCTCAAGCATGTAGCACATTTACATTTCACGACTTAGACTCTAAGATACTTTTAATTGAGCTTTGAACGAGCTTTATTACTGTCACTTCGGCATGGTTAATGTCTTTCATAAAATCCATGTCACGCGCTTGATTGCTCGCTTGGTTCTCTTCATACATTTCAACCATTTCGGCAATATGCTTTTCAATCCATTCTAATTTGTTCATCTTCCTTGCTCCATTAATTTTTCGTAAGTTGCTAAAACATCATCTTCATCACTGAAAATATCTAGGTTACTCCCATCGAGGTATTCCCAGCACTCGGATTCAACGTTGTTCACAAACTGAGGATCTGCGCAAACGTCCTCAGCAAATTCCTTAGCTAGTTTTCGCGCTAGTCTCATGAGAGATATTATCATCATTACATCGCGGTCATGGTCGCTCATTTTACTTATCTCCTTCGTGAATTATATTAATTTCTGCAACTCTTCTAAGCGGAGTTATTCCACCTTCATTTTCTAAATCCTCAATTAAAGCTATGTACTCAAGAATAAGATGAAGTCTTGCACAGTGACTATTTAGCTTTGTTAAGTGATGAACTTTAGTATTCATATCCATCGCGTCAATCTTATCAATCTCGCGGTGATTGAATGACCTATCCTGCTCAAGTTTCTTTTTTAGTTTGTCGATCCATTCTAATTTATCCATCTTATTCACCCTTCTTAATTAATGTTTTTATCGTCCAAGCTTCGGCAACCTTGCTTCCGTCTTGATTGTAAACTATGCGCGTATAATCTGCGCGGTATAAATCTCCTTTCTTGATTTCCTTTGTGTGATCCTTTCGGGCAGTGTGTCTTCTTGAATCTTGAACCAGGAAAACAACTTCATCCATCAAAACAAAATTGTCTGAGGTGCAACAGGTGGTAAGCCTGTCATCGTCTGTATAATAGCATTTAGATTCTTCTGAGCAGGAAAGGCAAAAGCAATCTTCGCAGGAGTCTTCAAACTTGTCGCGCATTGCGTCTTGGTAATCATAATCGTCTGAGTATCTGCAGAGTCTCATTATATCTCCTCTTTTAACCGATAAACTAAATCTTCTATTTCTTCTTTTAATTGCTCAATTTCATCGTTTAATTCTTCTTTCTCTTTTTCTAAATCGTCTATCTCATCATTTTTAGAAGAGGCAATATCGGATGCAGTATCTCTTAAGTCTCCTGCTGCGTTCCTTATCTCATCTGCATAGTCAATAATCGCGGATAAGCACTGTTTTATGGCACAGCTATATTCGTACTCATCGTCAATATAGCTTTCTATCTCGTCAACTTCATTTTTCAATTCATCAAAAATAGGGCATGTGTACTTGATTCTGCTTAATCGTTCGCTCATCTTAAAGGCCCCCGTTAAGCCAAGCGTCGAATACTACAACACCCTGCCCGATGATTGCCGCGATGCCGACCCAAAGAAGGTATTCTACTTGGTCGTACTGATATTTGAACCAGTTGCGGAGCGTTGAATTATTGTTATCCTTTACGATTGAGCACTGGATGAAGCGCGTTGAATTGTTGCTCATTTTATTTCTCCTGGTTATTAAAAAGTAGCTCAGCCGAGGCGAGGTTAAATATATAAAAAGAAATCGTAAGATTTAGTTTTCCTCGAAAGAT